AATTTAAGGAGGCAAATAATGAACCTTAAAGAAATGTCAATTGAGGAAATCGAAAAGAGAGTTTCCGAGATTGAAACCGAAAACGCAAGCGAAGACGTTGTTACCGAAGTTATCGAGAAGAACAACGAAGAGTTGAGAACGCTTGTGGAAGAGAAAGAAAGACGTATAGCCGAGGAAGAACAGCGCAAAGCTAATCTCGACGCTATCGCAAACGGCAAAGTTGAAGCCGAAGTAACACAGACATTCGAGGAGGAAAGAAAAGTTATGTCAGACATGGAAATCAGAAACAGCGCTGAATACATCAACGCATACGCAGACTACATCAAGGGCGGAAAGGACACCGAGTGTCGTGCGCTCTTAACCGAGAACGGCGGCGGTTCTGTACCGGTTCCCGAACTCGTTGACGAGATCGTAAGAACAGCTTGGGATCGTGACGAGATCACAAAACTTGTAAAGAAGACCTTTATCAAGGGTAACTTGAAGATTGGTTTCGAGTATTCAGCAACAGGCGCAGCAGTTCACACCGAAGGCGCAGCAGCAGCAGATCCCGAAACACTTGTACTCGGTATTACCGAACTTGTGCCCGCCAGCATAAAAAAATGGATTCAAATCTCAGACGAGGCAATGGATTTAACTGGGGAAGCGTTCTTGAGATATGTGTATGACGAGCTTACCTATCAGATCGCAAAGGCAGCAGCAAACGCAATCGTTGCAGACATTATCGCTTGCGGTACTGTTTCAACAACAAGCGGTTCTTCACATCTTTGCGCTGTTCCCGTTGTTGAGGCTAATTCTATTGCACTTGGCACAGTTGCAAGCGCAATCGCACAGCTTTCAGACGAGGCAAACAACCCCGTTGTTATTATGAACAAGCAGACCTGGGCTTCTTTCAAAGCAGTTCAGTACGCAGGTTCTTACGCAGTAGATCCCTTCGAGGGACTTCCTGTTGTATTTAACAACAGCTTAACCGCATTCTCGGCAGCAACCACAGGCGTTACTTACGCTATCGTTGGCGACCTTGGATACGGCGCACAGATGAACTTCCCTAACGGCGAAGAGATCACAATCAAGGTTGATGAGCTTTCACTTGCAGAGCGTGACCTTGTTAAGATCGTAGGCCGTGAGTTCGTTGCTCACGACGTTGTCGCTCCCAAGGCATTCGTTAAGATTGCAAAAGGCGAATAATTAAAACTCTTTGGCAGGAGGCGCACTAATGAAGACACTTATAGCAGTTCCTTGTATGGATATGGTGGCGACTGGCTTTTGTCAGTCGCTCGCCATGCTCCGAAGGACAGGCGATTGCCTTGTTACGCACGTAGCGGGTTCGCTTGTATATGATTCACGAAATAAGATAGCAGCGAAAGCAATCGAACTCGGTTGCGACCATGTAATGTGGTTCGATTCCGACATGATCTTCGCACCGGACACGCTTGAAAAGCTTATGGCCCACGACAAAATGTTTGTAAGCGGTATGTACTTCAAACGAACGGGAACATATGAACCCGTCGTATATGAAGCCATTAAGCACCACGACGACGGAAGGGCGGAAGCGGTGTCATACAAGAACTATCCGAAGAATGAATTATTTAAGGCGGCGGGTGTTGGATTTGGTTGCGTCCTGTTAAAGACGGAGCTTTTGCTTGAAATGGCAGCAGAATTTCACGATTGGTTTACACCATATAACCGCATGGGCGAAGATTTAAGCTTTTGTCAAAGAGCAATCGACCTGGGTTACGATATATGGGTAGATCCGACGGTACAATGTGGCCATGTAGGGCAAATAATAGTCACAGACAAGTTTTATGACGCTTACAAATTGGCGGAGGCAAACAATGTTCAAAGTTAAAGTTAAATCACCGTTCTTTGATAACACGGGACTTCACAACATTGGCGACGTAATGGAAGTCAAGAAAATAGATCCCGTCCTTATGGAAGAATTTAAGGAAGATAAACCCAAGGCAGTAAAAGCCGAGGTAAAAGCCGAACCGAAGAAGGCACCGGCAAAGAAGAAAGGATAAGTAACCATGGCAATGATAGATAAAGTTAGAGAAGCGTTGCAGATCACGTCCACGGCTTCCAATTCGGAACTCCAGGACTTAATCGACGCAAGCGTAATAGACTTAAATATAGCGGGCGTTGAAGGCGACACGGTAACGACTTCCTCGACAGATCCTATCGCACAACGTGCCATAATTACATACGTTGCTTATCAGTTCGAACAGCTTCACGGTTCGTTAGATCGGGCCGAGAAGTTAAAAGCTTCTTACGACGAGCAGAAAACGCAGTTATCCATGCACACAGGTTATACAGATTGGGGGAACGGCGAAGGTGAATAGACTTGTTGACGTAACCTTAATATCGCAAACGGAAACATACGACAGTATCGGAGTTCCTACGATAACCGAGAAAGAAACAACGATAAAAGGAAACTTTCAGAGTGTGTCCGCCCAGGAGTTTTACAGAGGCGGCGAGATCGGCATTAAACCCGAGTTCGTTGTTAAGGTTTGGGAACGTGAGTATAACGGCGAAACCGTATTAGAGTACGAAGGCAAGCGGTATATCATATATCGCACTTATCTCGTTTCAGACGGTAGAACCGAACTATATTGTCAAAAGGATATAGGTTCATGAGTGAAACTATTAGCGTAAGCGAAATGGAAAAAGTCATAATGGACGCACTTGACGAGTATAAGGACAAAGCCGAGGACGCAATCGGACAGACTTTACCACTTGTCGGGAAAGAAACCGCCGAGGATCTTAAAGCAACATCACCGAAGCGTACCGGACATTATGCAAGTTCATGGACTTACGGAATGCGTAAGAGTCGTGGAAGCAAAAAAAACAACAAATTGATTGTTTACAACAAGAAGTATTATAGGCTCGTTCATTTGCTTGAAAAAGGCCATGCCAAGAGGAACGGCGGACGTGTACCCGCACAGGTTCACGTTAAACCTGCCCAGGATAAAGCCGAAAAGAAAGCGATTGAACGAATCAAAGAGAAGTTGGGAAGGTTGGAAGTATGACACTTGCAGAATTATATACGGCCCTTAAAGGCTTAACGGGATTTACCGATAAAGTTGCATACCGTCAGTTTCCGCAGAATGCGGCGCCGGCCCTTCCCTTTATCGTGTACTATGTCGAAAACTCGGATAATTTTCCCGCAGACAATAAAGTCTATCTTCAGAAGAACGAAGTAACTATTGAACTTTACACAAAGAACAAAGACGTTACTTCCGAAGGACTTATTGAAACAATGCTCAATAATAATTCTATCTTTTGGAACAAATACGAGGATTATATCGAGTCAGAGCATATGTATCAGATCAGTTACGACATTACCATTTAGGAGGCAAAAAGCATGGCTAACAAAGTAAAATACGGACTTAAAAACGTATATTACGCAGTTGCACATATTGCAACAAACGGAACGGCTACATACGACACGCCCGTAGCTTGGCCCGGTGCAGTAAACTTATCGCTTGACGCTGAAGGCGAAACAAGCAAGTTCTACGCAGACAATATCGCATATGCGCAGTTTGCAGCAAACGCAGGCTATTCGGGTTCTTTCGAATCCGCACTCATTCCCGAAGGATTCAAGACAAGCGTACTCGGTGAAGTAACAGACACCGACGGCGTACTTTACGAAGACGCAGGCGCTAACGCAGTTCCCTTCGCATTGTTATTCCAGTTCGAAGGCGACGACAAGGCAACAAGACACGTTCTTTATAACTGTGTCGCTTCTCGTCCTTCCGTTACCGGACAGACAACCGAGGAATCTATCGAAGCACAGACAGAAACGGTTGACATTACCTGTTCTTCGATCTACAACGCAGCACTCACAAAAGACATTGTAAAAGCTCGTTGTCCCGAAACAGCGTCAACAGCATACAACGCTTGGTTCAGCGCAGTACACCAGGCAACAACCTAAAAGCATAGGGAGGCAGAAGACTTATGTTACAGACAGTAAAAGTAGGCGAGAAGGAATTATCCCTTCTCGCCAATGCTGCTACGCCGATACGTTACAAAATGGTATTTGGCGAAGATATAATGGTAGCATTCAATCAGATAAACGGAAAAAAGCGGGACGAAGGCGAAATACTTGATATATCGTCGCAGCTCGCTTTCATAATGAACAAACAGGCAACGTGTGACAGGGAAGCGTTAAAAGGTTTGACGAAAGAAGTCTATATCGAATGGCTTGAAGACTTCGGGCCTATGGACTTCGTAAACGCTTCAACGGAAATCTTTAACACATACCTGGGTACAACCGGAACCACGTCAAAACCAAAAAACGTGGCAAGCCGACAGAAAGGGAAATAAACACAGCGGTGTTTTTTCTTCGTGCTAAACAGATCGGACTCACAATGTCCGATCTTGAAGAACTTTCCGTCGGTTTTGTAACGGATTTAATCATTGAAGGTAACAACGACAAATGCGAGTACCGCACACTTGCGGAACAAAGCGATTTTGATACGTTTTAGAGGATAAAAAGAGCATGGCGGATAGAATCAAAGGCTTAACAATTGAGATTGACGGTAATACTACCAAACTATCCAAGGCCCTTGAAGGTGTCAACAAGGATATAAGAGAAACTCAAACGCAGTTAAAAGACGTTGAGAAGCTTCTTAAAGTAGATCCTGGCAACATAGAACTTCTTCGGCAAAAACAACAGTTGCTTGCTAAAGCCGTCGAGGACACAAAAGATAAACTTCAGAAACTTAAAGACGCACAGGCGCAAATGGACGCAAACGGAGTCGATAAGACTTCGAGCGAATACCAGGCGTTACAGCGTGAAATCATAGCAACCGAAAAGAGTCTTAAAGACTTGCAGACGGCGGCGGC